GAGATGCGGTTAGTATCAAATACGGCCGCAGCCTTTGATAACGAAAGTTTATTTTTCTCTGCTAAAGCCTGTCTCTTTTGCAGGGCTAGTAACTCTCTAGCTCGCTTGGCTGCATCTGCCTCAGCTTTAGCTCGGGCCTTGGCATCTGCTCTTTGTGTATCTTGGTTGCCCGCTGAGAGTGAGCGATTACCAAACCCGCCCGGGATCTTGCCCGCGTTGAGGCCGTAGTACTGTTGCAGGATCTCGCCGGCCTTAAGTCCTACCGTGGCATCAATAAGCCCTGCGATAGCGGTACTAAGGGTATCGATCTTAGAGATAGTGTCGTCGATAGTCTTACCACCCGATAGAGCGGTAAGGGCATTAATTAAAGATTTACCAATTTTCTCGCTTGCATTTTCTGAGGCTATAGCGAGTTTATTCATAGAGCCTACGTAGCTATCGGCGGCTACCTTGGCTTGGCCTGCGAATAAGACCTGTAGGCGCTTTTGTACGCTCTCAAAATCTGAGGATGCTAGCTCGGCTTGAGTAAGGCCAAGGTTAAGAGAGCGTAAGCCCTTAAAGTTACCTACATATGCTTGGCTTAATATTTCGCTAGTTTTAGCTAAGTCGGTACCCGTACCCGCCGCTACATCCATAGCAAGGTTTAGCATTTCTTGGCTCTTAGAAACTGAGCCTGTTACCTGTAAAAGTTTAATCATCGCAGGCTGCAACTGATCTCGATTTACACCGGTCGCCGCTTCGAGCTTGTCTATGTATTGATTAATCTCAGGCGTAGCAAACGCTAAACCTAAATTACGTACCGATGTAGTTAATTGCGCTATCTCAAGCTCTGAGGCTGCAAAAGCCTTAACGGCATTTTTGCCATATTGAGCTAAAGCGGCAGCGCTGAAAGCTACGCCAAAAGATTTAGCTAGGTTTTTTACGTTTTTCTCAAAGCTGTGTATCTGCTTTTGGCCTTTAGATAAAGCCTTACCGTCAAAGGTAGTAACGGCATTAACTAATAAATCAGGTAACTTTGCCATTATGCCGCCTTGTCGTAACGGCCTTGGTTAAAGGCAGCTATCGTATTTTGTATAGCTTGTACTACCGCAGCTTGAGCGCGGCCTTGATTTTCTGCCCACGCTCTAAAGATTAAACGTCCGCGGCTATTACCCTCGCCATATAAAGGGCCCATCCGGCTAATAAAGTGAGCACCGGCACCCGGGTTATTAGATCTGCTTTTAGGATCTCCACCCGGGTTTTTACGTCCGGCGGTCTCATAAATGGATCCACTAGCCGAGGCGTTAGCTACGATGTACTGAGAGCTCCACCCGTTACGGTTACGCTTACTAGGCGCTGCGGTGTAATAAATACCTTTACGTGCTACCTCGGCTTGGTAAAGAGGAAAACGGCGTAAACGTCCCTCGCTATTAAAGGTACGAAATGCAGAGTTACGGGCCGTAATCTTTCGAGTGTACTTACCCTCGTCCCAGTTATAAAGTCCACCCGGCGCAGCGGTAGGCGCGTACTCTCGAGCCTTATCGCGTATCGGGATCATAATCCCTTTAATCTCTTTATTCATCTCTTTTAATAGCTCAGGATCTATTTTACGCATCGCGCGTAGAGTCTCTTTAACGCCGTCTAGCTTTACCGACATTTTTAGACTCCTCTGCTTGCTCGTTCAATACTTTTATTAACATCTTAAACATCTCGGGATCGAGATCTAATACCGCTTGAGGCGGGATCCCTAACCTTATTGATAGTTGAGCTACCAAATGAGTTAGAGAGTCCCGCCCTAGCTTAAAGGCTCGTCGTCTAATACCTCGACTCGAGTCAATGTATCGAGAAAATCAGGTCCGAAAGGTTTAACACTCTCGCCGCTTGTGCGTAAGCACTCCCACGAAAGATAAAACAGATCGGTCTGCTTTTCGTCATCTCTAAAGGCTTTATGAAAACCTTTTTTTGCGTAGAGCTCAAAGGCGTACTCGATCCGAGGAGTTATCTGATGCTCGGTAACTTCTCCGGTAGCCCTTGTTATTTTGAGTCGTGCCATTTGTTGCCCCTTTGTTTGTTTGTTATACGGTGATGTCTACAACAATAGGAGAGTTGCAGGTAAAGGTAATGCTTTGAGTCGAGATATCTCCGACCGCGCCGTTAATATCAGTAGTGTTATTTACTAATACTGTTGTCTGATATTCAGGGTTAGTAGCTGAGATAGCTGCGCTAGTTTGCTTTAGCGTGATAGGTACGGTTGTACCCCAAGCTGCCTGCAAAGTCTGTAGGACTTCACCGGTAGCGGTATCGTTTAGAAAATCTAGCGTAATCGTCGAGGTCTCGAGGCCCTTAGTAAAACGTCGAGCGTTATCGCCCATAGCCGTCACTTCGAGCTCCTCGAATACACGGTTAATAGTCGCGCTAGTTACATGATCTGAGAGATCGACCGAGTTAAGGGTTACGACCACTCCATTACTTAAGAATATGGCCATGTGCCTATTCCTCGCTTTCGGTTGTAGTTGTTGTTGTTTTTACTTTTGCTACTTTGACCGGTGCAGGCTCGTCTACGATCTGCCCGATCTTTCGCAAAAACTTTAGGTCATCCTCTGTATATGGCATTAGTTACTCCCAGCTTGTAAGTATTGAGATAGTGATGTCAGTAGTTAATAGGTCGCCGCTTTGTACGGTTAATACGCTAGGAGCGCTTACCGGTCCGATATTCATAACGATCGACGATGCTGCTAACTTTTCATAAACGGCGCACACCATAGCCTCGATACCTTGTAGGTTGCCTTGGTTATCGTACATAGGCACGTTACATATGATCCGAAAAGATGCCATAGGCGAGATATTGGCGTACTCGTTATTACTTGGTGTGATGTACGGATCTGCCGGACTTACGATCACACTATTAGCCGTGATGGTTGGAGGCGGATAGGCGTACGTATTCCAAACGTTCGCATTAGCTAAAGCCGCAGCTAGTGAGGCTCTTAAAGTCGTAATCGGCGCGGTCATTATCCGACCATCGCGTTAGGGTTCATATATCCGGCGATTAGTCCGCGGATTTTGCCGATCATTGAGTTACCCATGCGGTAGGGGCTAGGGCTAAAACCATCAATGGATACGCCGCCGGTTTGTGAGACTTGGCGAGCTTGCCAGATATCAACGGCCAAGATCATCGCGGCCTCTCTTACGGCCGGAGTAGTTGCGTATGAGTTTGTCTTTGTATCTGCGCCTACGGCTGAGCCATAAGGCAATACACGAGAAAAATTAACGTTAGAGGCTACTTTGGTAAATTGGATAAAGCTATAACCAGCCGGCCAATTCCACGCGTAGTTATTCCAAACGATCGACGGGATAAGGTTAGTAGTCCCGGCGCTCCACGGCATAGTGCCCGTAATTGTGTAAGTACCGTTAAAGGTTGAGCCGCACCCACTCAAGGTTACGCTCTGCCCTGTAGTAAAGATCGCCGGGTTAGAGATCATTACGGTAGCTACGTTATTTTGTAGTGTCGTGCCTACGACCGGCGCTGAGGCAAACCATAAAAACTGATTTAGTAAATCTTGAGCCGTTTGGCAGACCGTCTCTACAACATCTGAGGAATATAAATTTTCGATGCCAAGGTTAGCGCGTAGCTCGGCCTCGGTTACGTAGGTTGCAGGCATCTTAATCTCCTCACTTAAAAAGGCCGGTAGGGCTCAAAGGGCTAAGAGCCCTACCGACTACTAGGGTTTGCTATTTATGACAGGTTGTAGCGGACTAGACCCTTTGGCATCTTGACAATCGTCGCCATAAAACCATAAATGGCGATCTGAATTTGGAGATTAGATACCACGTTTACGCTCATGTATGCCTGAGGTGAGCGGTATACCGTCATCGCCTCCGGTGCAACGATAAACGCTGAGTCATCGATAGTAGTTGCTACCATCTGATGATCTACATATAGATCTAGGCCGAGGACGTTACCGCGGATAGATGTAGGTGTAGATAGACCGCCGCTATTCATAGGAGCCGTAGCGTTGTAAATTGGTCGTCCCGTACTATCGGTCGCGCCCATCAATAAACTCCATTGGCTCGGACCGGCCACGTAATTCTTAGCAAAGTAGCTCGTATTCTTGTAGATATTCGCTGACTCTGTAGATACGTAAGAGATGATACCCGCGCTTGTAGCTGCTACGCCTGTACCTTGTACGCCGCCGGCTACTACGTCTGCAATTACCGCAGCATCTGTAGCTAGTGAGTAGGCACGTTGTAGCTGATTAGTTAGTTCAGCGTAGAAATTAGGATCTGAGCGCTCTAGCAATTCTACGGAGAGCGTATTCATACCCGCATATTTCTTTACTGTACCTGTTAGATATTCTGTAACCATGCCTGTATTTTGTACGGCTCCGGCTTCTGCCTCTACGGTTACTAGAGGTGCAACACCATTACCGCCGCCTGCTGAGGTAACGAGTGATGGGATGGAGATCGTCATACCTGAGTTTGGCAAGGTGCCCTGACTCAAAGCATTAATCATAGGTGTATCGAAATTAGTATTAGATACGAATTCTGATAGGTATTGAGTTGGATTAAATGCAGGGTTAGTAGTAAATGAGTCATCCGCTGCGGTTACGTATAGCTTTGACTCATCGTTACCTAGAGCAGCTTTGATTTTGTGCTCTGTGTATGAGGCCATCGATGTAATTGGCGTACGTAGTCTCTGTGAGTCTAGTACGGATGGACGGATGATCTTTCGAGCGGCTTCGACCTTTTCAGCCTCTGCCGGTGCATCTACCGGAGTTTCCTCCGGTGTATTTTCAGGGGCTGTAGTCACGGCCGCCTCGCTTTCTGTTTCTGTTTCAGTTTCGACCTCTACGATCGTCGTAGAGATAGTTGTAGTTTTTTCTTTTGTACTTGTAGCTGCCTCAAGCGCTGCTCGAGCCGCTGCAATATCAGTTACGGAGGCGCTAGAAAAGGCCGCGCTCTCTACGAGGCTTACCTCTTTGAGGACCGCCGCCGTTACTAACAGGTAATCCCCCATAGGCTTAGAGGCCGTTACATCGACCCCTACGGATAAGCCGGATACTAGGTTTTCCTGAGCTAATACGAGTGCATCTTGTCCTCGAGTGCTACTCGAAAGCTTAAACGATCCGTATACGCCCTCTGTTGAGTCGCTAAAACTAATAGCGCGACCGACGGGCTTATCCTGTTGATGCTGCATAAGTAATTTAATTTTTGAGGCCTCAGCGATAGCAATCGATCCGCGCTCAAACATAACAGGGCCTGCGGATGTATGTCCGATCTCGCCATATGGTGCAACGAGTCCGGATACGATCCGGCGCTCTGTGTCTGCTGCCTGTATTTCTTGGCTAAACGTTAGTAGCACTTGTATCTCCTAGCGGTGTTAGTTGCTCCATTTGTCGGGCTTGCTCTACATCAATTAGATCTAGATTTAACATTTTCTCGATAATGTCTAAACGATCCTTAGCATCTACGCGTAGGAAAGTATCATCAACGGCAAAACGGACCTGATTAGATGAGTTTGTGATGTCGTTCATCGATAGACGATCCTCAATAGCTGAGATGTAAGGCTGCAACGAATATGCGACGAATTCCTTACGACCATCTAAAATATTTTGGTACGTCATTGAGTTATTCATGTCGCTAGAGATGAGGTACGCCGGTACGTTCATCGCGCGCGCGATTTCGGTGCTGAGATATTGTGAGCTCTCGTTATATGTCATGTCCTTAGGTGAAAATGACGTAGGTACATATTCGAGAGTGCTCGTTAAATATGCGGTGCTGCGATTTTGTCTAGCACTCTTAAAAGCCGCGAGTAAACCTTGGATCTGAGTTTCGGGTAGATCCGCACCGTTATTTTTTAGGATACCTGTAGGCATTGGTGTAGCTGCACTTACCGCGCTTGCTTTTTGGATGTCATAAGCTGCGCGGATAGTAGTGCTCGCCGTTTGTAATACACCAGGTAGCAACGATTGGAAAGTAACAAGAGATCCGATACCGGCCATTGGTACTAAGTTGCCATCTACGAAATAATCTTTAACCTCTGTACCGTATTGATTAGTCGTAAAGGTAACGCGATTATTAGCGACCCACTCAAAGCCGGACGGTCTACCATCATCGGCGTACAAAGATGTAACGCGCCAATAAGCGACCGAATAAAATATCAAACT